TGGATTCTGCACGTAATTTAGTAACTAAGGAGTTTTTACCCAATAGTACAGATGATGTATTAGGGTGGCAAAGTAAGGGTGATATCAACTCTCTTATGTTAATAGTTCAATCATTATAAAAATAAAACATAAAAAATTAGGATATATGAAAATAATTTCGTATATTTGTATAACAAATGGGGTAGTAACACCGAACTCAACGATGACGTAGGTATTTACTTTTGCAACTATGACCTGTTAAAAACCATAAAAAATGGAAAACCAAAGAAGCGGTGGCAACCCAATTGAAGATGCAAAAGCAGCAAGGATTCGATTCGAATCAGTAGTTAAACCTACATTAGAAAATTTAGGTTTCAAAAAAATTAGTGGACGAGGCTATAATATGATTAATTCCAAAACTAATCAAATAGTTATGATTACATCAGCACCATCTAATTTTGAAATAATTAAAACTACTAAACAAAAAATTAGGAAGTATAGAAAGGAATATGAAAACCCATCTATAACTTATCTTTTTACAAGAGAAATTTCAGATTATCCTCAAGGTGGTAAAGATACGTATCTTACTAACTTAAATACGATTTCCTCTATGAACCTTCTTAGTGGAGTTTCGACAGGAATCAGTATGTTACCGATGGTGGTTGGCAAACTAAAGAGTAATGAACAATTTAGATTAATCGCTTAAACATAAACATATGGAATTTTTAAAAAAAATTGATATTGATATGGGTTCTCAATGGGACCTGTATCAAAGTTCATTAACCGAATTGGTTAAAAGACAAGTAACATTTAAAATTAATCACTCAAGACAAAGAAAATACCTATATAGTGATAAACAAGGTGGTGTTGGACATGAGTGGCAAAGGAAAGTATTCGTTTCATTAATAATGGGTGTACCATTTCCAAATTTTGAAATACACATTGATAGAGATAAAAATATTATTTGGATTGAAGATGGTCAACAACGATATAGAACATTTTATGCAATAGTAAATGATATGGTAAAACTACCAGATTTATCTACACTTGGAGCTGAGTATTCTAAGTACAGTAATATGTGTTTTAGTGAGTTGCCAGAAAAACTACAAGAACAAATATACAATCAGAAAATGTTATTATTGTGTGGTAATAACTTAACCCAAGAAGAATTACATAAAAGATTCTTATTAATTAATAACGGAACACCACTATCTCAACAAGATAAGAGGTCAGCACAGATATCTAAAGGAGCATCTTATATTCAAGGAATTGTAGATGGAGTACCTGAAGATGGTGAATATTATTTAACTAAACTATCACCTAATCTGAAAATGTTTAAAATGAAAGATGGTGAATATGTTCATGTAAATGTAACACCTAAAGGTAGAGCATTAGAAGAAGTAGTTGCACATTGGTATAATATGATACATCAAGGAGATAAGTTTCAAATATCTCAAAACCAACTTAATTCACTTTACAAGGAATTCTATAATAATGATATTAAACACGAAGCTTCTTTTGATAAAATATTAAAACAAGTAGATAAGTGTATTTGTAGTTATTCAAAACCAAGAGAAATAAAAGGAAGGCCTTTATTACTTCTATTTTACATAGTTAAACATTATATGGATAATGGTTTTAAGATTAATCACGCATCTCTTGTGAAACATTACTTATCTGTAATATCTGATTTAAAAACAAAGGATGAACTAATCACATACATTAAACAAAATGATGAAGAAGATACTCTTAATTTTGGAAGATTAATAAGAATTAGTTCAGGTATGGATCAGATTAATCCTGTATTAGAACTTATTAATGATGGAATCTGTAAAATAGAGACTCCCATTAAAGTTGATAAGAGAAGAGTATTTACAAAAGATGAAAAGGTGAGTAAATTAATGGAACAAGATAATTGTTGTGGGTATTGTGGAGTTGATTTAAAAATAGATACTGCCGTTGGTGACCATATGATACCACATTCACATGGTGGTGAAACATCAATGGATAACTTGGTAGTTTCTTGTAATAAATGTAATTCAATGAAATCTTCTCTTCCATACGATTTATGGGAAACGTTGATTCCATCTCTGAAAAACAGACATTCGGTTGTAATATAAAAATAAATTAAAAAAGATTTGGATATATGAAAATAATTTCGTATATTTGTATAACAAATGAAAGTTTAACCTTAATAAAATATAAATGGCAGTAAAAAAAGTAATTCGTACACAAACAAAAAATCACAATTTTAACCCAATCATAGTAAAACCTAAAGTTGAAAAAGAACCTGAATATGACCAAGTTATCGCATATGATAACCCAACGGTTGTATTGGAGATGGAAGAGCAATGGCCTGAGATGACAGCAGAATTCAAAAGAATAATGTTTACTCAATATGAATTGTTTTGTTTAAAACAATCTAACTATGGACCAGATAATATTTCTGTTGGTTCTAATTTAGAAACTGAACAAGAGAAGAAAGTATCTCTTACAGGTCTTTGGTTTAGAATGAATGATAAAATACAAAGATTAAAACAATTGGTAGTATTGGGTAAACAAGATAACATCGGAGAATCGTGTGAAGATACGTTTCAAGACTTATCAGTATATGGTATAATTGCACAATTGGTATCAAGTGGTAAGTGGGCAAAATAAATAAAATTAAATTAGGATATATCAAATAATTGTTGTATCTTTACATGGTAAATAGGTGAGAGGTATATCTTGAATCTATTAACAAAATGTTAATAACTTTAACAAAAAAAGTATAAGAAAATCGGTAAATCTTATATTTATACGTACACCGAGTGTTACTAGTTTAGCACTCAAAAATTAAACTTAAACAATTAATAATTAACAATTAAATTTAAACAAGATGGCTTTAGACATTAATGCAATCAGAGGTAGACTGAACAAACTACAAAACACGCAAAGGAAATCTGATAACCTATGGAAACCAACACCTGGTAAACATACAGTCAGAATCGCTCCTTACCAATTCGACAAGGACAATCCATTTATCGAATTGTATTTTCACTATAACATTAACAACAAAACTTATTTATCACCACAATCATTTGGTAGACCAGACCCTATTGTAGAGTTTGCGGATAAACTAAAAAGAATGGGAGATAAGGAAGATTGGAAAGCAGCGAAAGCTATGGAGCCAAAACTTCGTACTTTTGTTCCTGTTATTGTAAGAGGTGAAGAAGGTGAAGGAATCCGTTTTTGGGGATTCGGTAAAACTGTATATCAAGAAATTCTTGGATACATTGCTGACCCAGATTATGGTGATATCACAGACCCAACGAGTGGTAGAGATTTAACAATCGAATACAAATCAGCTGATGAAGCTGGTACGAGTTATCCAACTACTACTATTAGAGTTAAACCAAGTACATCTCCAATCACGGCAGATGAATCAAAAGTTCAAGGTTTATTGGAAGGACAAACTGAAATTACAGATTTATATTCTGAATTATCTTATGATGAATTAAAATCAGTATTAGAAGGTTGGTTAAATCCAAACGCAGAAGGTGAAACTAAACCTGTATCAGCAGGATTATCTCAACCAGCTTCAGCACCAACATCACAACCAACTGAACCAAAAGCACAAATCAACGCTCCTCAGAAAACTGATGAAGTTGCAGCTGCATTTGATGACTTGTTTAACAAATAAAAACCAACTTAATGGCGAAGAAGAAAGAAAAAGAACTGGATCTTGCAGACATCCTAGCGGGTGAACTGAACAAACAATCCAAAGACCAAAAAGTAGCATTTTTCCTTAATGATGATGAAGCTCCTACAAATGTAGATGGATGGGTTTCGACTGGATGTGCTATGTTAGATGTGGCAATTTCAAATCGTCCTTATGGTGGATTACCAGTTGGTAGAATAACTGAAATAACAGGATTAGAACAATCAGGTAAATCATTAGTATCAGCCCACCTCCTTGCGGAAACACAAAAGCAAGGTGGTGTTGCTGTTCTTATTGATACAGAAACTGCAGTAAGTAGAGATTTTTTAGAAGCAATCGGTGTAGACGTTTCTAAATTACTTTATGTAACCGCAGATTCGGTTGAACAAATCTTTGATATGACAGAAACTATCATTGAGAAAGTTAGAGAAACATCAAAGGATAAATTAGTTACTATCGTAGTAGATTCAGTAGCAGCAGCCTCCACAACGAATGAGTTGGCTTCTGATTATAAGAAAGATGGATACGCTACCGATAAAGCTATTATTATCTCCAAGGCAATGAGAAAGATTACCAATATGATTGGTAGACAGAAAATCTCATTGGTATTCACTAACCAACTTAGACAGAAGATGAACGCTATGTTCGGAGACCCTTGGACTACAAGTGGTGGTAAAGCTCTTGCTTTCCATGCATCTGTAAGATTAAGGTTGAAGAATATGGGACAAATCAAGATGAAACAAGGTGGTCAAGAGAGGACAGTTGGAATGAAGGTTCGTTGTCAAGTAGTAAAAAACAGAATGGGACCGCCACTAAGGGCAGCTGATTTTGAAATCTACTTTGATAGAGGAATAGATAACTACGGTTCGTGGTTAAAAGTTATGAAAGAAAATAATTTAGTCAAACAAGCAGGTGCATGGTACACGTATGTTGATACAGAGACTGGAGAGGAAATAAAATTCCAATCCAAAGATTTCATCGAAATGATGGGTGAGAAAGAAGCGTTACGTGAACAGATTTATAAGAAAATTTGTGAAGAAACCATATTACAGTATAAAGGTGATACTCTTGATATCGATAATATGGAAATAGATACTAAAGGACCTGGTGTTGGCGATTAAAACAAATTCAATATGAGTAAATTAATTACAATGTTGAGATTAAGTGCAGAGGCTGATAAAGCCAAAGCACTTTTATCTCTTGACTTATTAGATAATAAGGCAGTTGGGATTGGTGACCATTCTACAGATGATTTCTACAAAAATGCAGAGGAAGCTCTGATTAAGTTAGTAGATGCAGATGATAGAATAGCAGCAATAGAGAAATATTTTCCTCCAACAAAAGAAGTTATATAAATGAAAGAACTATACAAGAACATTTTAGATTCGGTTGAAACTGATAGAACCCAAAATGTCAATAGACACAAGAATTCTCGTGTATTAATTATTGATGGGTTAAACACATTCATCAGATGTTGGTCATCAATACCAACTATGAATGAAGATGGAGACCACGCAGGTGGTGCAACCGGTGCATTAAAATCAATAGGTTACGCAATAAGACAAACTCAACCGTCTCGTGTTGTTGTAGTGTTCGATGGTAAGGGTGGTTCAGCATCACGTAAGAAAAAGTTTAGTGGGTATAAAGCTCAAAGAGATTCTAACAAACTTAGAGTAAATCGTGCTTATAAAGGTATGATGAATGATGAGGATGAAAGAGAATCTATGAAAAGGCAATTCGTTTGGTTAAATGAAATGTTAGATGGGTTACCTTTAACAACTATGATTTACGATGGAGTTGAAGCAGATGATATAATGGCTTATATCTCTACCACACTTCTCAAGGAAGATGAACAAGCGGTAATTATGTCAACAGATAAGGATTTCCTTCAACTGATTGATGATACAACTATCGTTTGGTCACCTACCAAAAAGAAAATGTATAATACAAAAATGGTAAAAGAAGAATTTGGTATTGAATCAAAGAACCTTTTATTATATAGAGTATTGGATGGAGATAAATCAGATAATATTCCTGGCGTATATGGATGTGGAATCAAAACAGTATTGAAGAGATTCCCAGAAATAGGTGAAGAAGAAAAGTTATCAGTAGATGATTTATTACAACTTTGTGAAACTAAATATGATGAGACAAAGGGTAAAATAAAGATATATAAAGATATTCTTGGTTCTAAAAACCAAATTTTATTAAACAGAGAACTAATGCAACTAGATGATGTTGATATTAGTGGTACTATTAAAATGAATACTTTAGATAGATTTAACGAACCAGTTCCCTCTCTAAATAAATTGGATTTTATGAAAATCCTCCTTAAGTACAAGGTTATAGGAAACTTCGGTGATATCAATGATTGGTTAAAAACCACATTCGGTAACATCATTACAGATTAATTTATTGGGTGATTGAAGATTGAGATAAAACCGCTCATTCGAGGCTACCGGACATCACCCATAAATTATTTAAAAAAACATTAGGTTATTACAAATATATTTCGTATATTTGTATTCACAATTACTAAAACACTTAAATGCAAGAACAAGTAGATACATTATCGAAATATGGGCAATCCTTTCAATCAAAGGTTCTTTCAGCTCTTCTTGTTGATGGTAAATTCTTAGATACCATATCTGAGATAACCACACCTAAGTTTTTCGAAAACGATGCAAGTAAGTGGATTGTTAGTGAAATATTAGAATATCATGAAGGATATAGGCAACCACCAACACTAGATGTATTTAAATCTCAATTATCAAAAGTAGATAATCCAATTCTAAAGAAAACAGTTATAGACCAACTACGACATGTTTTCACTCAAGTTGGTAATGTTGATCTAGAATATATTAAGAATGAATTTACAGATTTCTGTAAAAACCAAAACCTTAAAGGAGTTATATTACAATCAGTTGATTTACTTCAAGCTGGTCAATATGATAAAATTAAAGATTTAGTAGATAGTGCAATGAAAGTTGGTACTGAAACTGATTTAGGACATGATTATAAGATAGATTTTGATGAAAGAGCAAATGAATTAAAACGTTCTACTGTTCCAACCAATTGGCAACCTATAAACGATTTGATGGATGGAGGATTAGGACCAGGTGAATTAGGAGTTGTAGTTGCACCATCGGGTGTAGGTAAAACGTGGATACTTACTGCATTGGGTGCAGATGCTGTTAGAAGAGGTTTAAGTGTGGTTCATTACTCTATGGAGTTATCAGAACACTATGTAGGTGCTAGATATGATACCGTATTCACACAAATTCCTTCAACGGATTTAAAAGAAAAAAAGGATGATGTTAAAAGTAAAATAGAATCTTTACAAGGTAAATTACTTATTAAGTATTTTCCACCAAAGGGAGTTTCTGTTAGGAAACTAAATCAACATATTGAGAAAATGATGATTTCGGATAATAAACCAGATTTAATCATTGTAGATTATGCTGATTTACTATTATCGGATTCAAATAAACACGATTCAACCTATGCTGAACAAGGTGGGGTTTATATTGACCTTCGTGGAATGGGTGGACAATTGGAAATTCCAATATGGACAGCATCTCAAACTAATCGTTCTGCCATTGATTCAGAAGTTATTGAAGCAGATAAGATTGCAGATTCTTATGCTAAAGTAATGAATGCAGATTTCATTATGAGTTGGAGTAGAAAATCAAAAGATAAATTGAATGATACTGCAAGAGCTCATATTATGAAAAACAGATTTGGACCTGATGGAATTACGTTCCCATGTAAGATGAACACTAACACAGGATACATTGAAGTATATGATGCAAATTCACCAGATGGTGTAATTGCAACAAAACAATCTGCAAGTGGACAGTTGGAAACTAAGAAATTACTTCATAAGAAGTATGTAGAAAACATGGGATAATGATAAATTACGAATCATTTGGTAAGTTCATTGAACATAATGAGTTAGATTTAGAATATCATAGGGTAACCCAAGATGTGTTTGAAATAGAAGATGTAGATACTGCATTGGAAATTATTTTTAAATATCATCGTCAGAAAGGATTTCC